GATCCACGGGTCACGCCTCGCAAAGAGACTTATTTACAAAAAATTAAAAACACCTTTATATATAGACAGAAAAATAAAAAAAATAATTTTATTAAAAAATAGGTGTAACTAGTGTAACCATGTAACTTTTACTCTGTATCCCTTTATATATAAGGATTATAGCAGTTACATATATGGTTACATTACTGATATACAAATATGTAACCATACTGTTAAATCAAGTTTGGCCTTATAAGAGCCTAAAAAGTTTTTTGAAAAAAAATAATTTCTGTTATATATATAAGATATGAGTATTTTAAAACCTTTGAAAAAAGGAAGAGGTCGGCCAAAAGTCGATATACATAGCAAGCTCTCTCGTAAACAAGAGAAGTTTGTTAAAGAACTTGTCTCTAATGATGGTATGATAACCATGAGAGAAGCTGCAATAAATGCGGGCTTTCCAGCTTCTTCAGCTCATACAAGAGCCTATGAAATGACTAATCCTGAAATCTGTCCTCATGTTGTTAAAGCAATACAACTTTATAGGGATGAACTGGATGAAAAATATGGCGTTAATTACAAACGACATTTAAAAGATTTGCAGACAATTAGAGATAGAGCTTTAGAGAATGGTGCTTATTCAGCCGCTGTTCAGGCTGAGTATAGAAGAGGACAAGCACAAGGTAATATCTATATTAATAAATCTGAGATTAGGCATGGCACGATTGACAGTATGTCTAAAGATGAAGTAATAAAAGCTCTCAAGGAGATTAAAGATTCGTATGAACCAAAAAGAGTTGAGGGAGTTATTGACCACGAAGACACCGCCTCAGCCGAAGAAGGAAAACGGCTTCTATCAGGAGATCAAAAGAGCAGTAGAAAAACTGCCTGATAATATAATCCTGACAAGAATAGAAAACTGGATGACATTAGGCATACCTGATTTACTTGTCTGTGACGCAAAAGGTAAATTTCATTTTATAGAATTAAAAGTTACAGTTGGTAATGTTGTCAAGCTTTCTCCTAATCAGGTGGCTTGGTTAACTCGGCATGGACATGGTTCAACTTGGATTATGGTAAGAGGCCGTGAAGATTTATATCTGTATCAAGGCAAAGATGCAGTAGAGCTGAGAAGCAAAGGCTTACAGCTCAAACCATACCTACAACTTCAATATCCTTTTGACTGGAAAAAACTTTTTGATTTGACAATAAATTAATAGTATGCGATAACTCTTATACACATTATATAGGAGATTGTATGAAAGACTATACTTTTAAATTAGACGTTGATATTTGGCTTGATCGTAATTTTACAGCTAAAGCTAATTCTTTAGAAGAAGCTGAAGAAAAAGCTAAAGTTATGGCAAAAGAAATTTTTAAAGACGCCCCAAATGTTTACAATGGTAGAGAGGGAGGTAAATCATTAGAGCTGTTGGCAAACTATTTGTCAGACTGGAATTTTGGAGATTTACGTTTTGATGTTGTTAATGTTGAGGAGGAAGAAGAATGAAAAACACATGGGGATATATTTATGGCGATGAGTGTGACGAGTTGTGGGAGCATTTTGGTATGCCCAACAGAGATAAGAACGATCGCATGAAAGTTAAGTTTATTGAGTATCAGACTGAGGAGGACTATGATGACCCAAAAAATTAAAGTTAAGATAGCTTGGGGATCAGACCGAGATGAAAACAATATTGAAGAATACCAGTTTGACACCAAAGAAGAATATTTTGCTTTTATGAAAGGTGTGGATGCTTCAAATGGTTGGATGGATTATGACACTATAGGAGATGGAGAATCTTTTGAAACTGTAGAAGAATGGAGGGAATACCATGGAAGAGATTAAAGACTTAGGCAATCTTTGTATCGATTGCAAAGAAGATACAAGTTTTGGATCAGGTAAGTTCGTCAATCGTATTCCAGCTGATGACGGAGAAGTTTCAGGATTTATGTGTGCTGATTGTCAAATGGTTGAATGTGATTCTTGTAAACAAAAAGTTTTTGAATATGAAACAAGTGAACAAGGTGCATGGTATTGCATTGATAATTGTTACAAACCTGAAACATTAATTGATATTAAGACAAAGTTCAGAGATGCCCAAGGTATGTTTGAAAGCTTATTAGAAACTTATCCTGATGACGAAGATATAAATTTATTTAGTAGAAAATTAAATGAACTTTTTGAACTGATGGGGGAAAACGATGAAACATTGGCTGACTAAAGAAGAGATGGGAGATGGTTTTCAACACAATGAAGAAGAGCATAAAGAGTTTGAATATAATTCTTTGATAGATGTGGCCGAGCATGAAAAAAATACGATGCGAACTACATATATTGCTCGAGATATTTGGACGCCCCAACAAAGACTTCAGCTTAGAGATTTGTTGAACGAACTCATAGAAAATGATCAGGAGGATAATAATGGATAATCAAGATTTATTAGCTTTTAAAGATGGTGTTGCTGATGCAATTTTAGAGGGGCATAGATCTGAATACCATGAAAATATGTATTTTTATAAAATGGGATATGACTATGGGATTACTTTGTATTCTCAATTGAAAGATCAGGAGAGCAATACAGAATTACACAACGATGCTGTAATAGATAATCAACATGAAAGGAGCTGTGATGAAAGTTAAAGACCTAATAAAAGAATTAAAATGGTGCGATCAAGATTTAGAAATATTCGTTCATTTTGATAATGATATCCACGAATTGCATTCTATTGATGCTACATTTGAAGATCGTGTTGATATTAATTTAGTAGAAAATGAAGATCGTATATCTGTTGGATGGTCTACTGAGGACGTCCTTGATCAATGTGATTGGTTAACTAAAGAACAAGCAAGAGAAGTATTGCAAATGTGTAAGCATAAACATGATTGTACAATTGGTATTACTTGGGATGTTATTGATACTGTAGCTTGTGATATGTTCCCAATACACTCAACAAAACAAGTTTAACGAAAGGAGGTAGGATGTTTTTTTTATTCGATTGGATTGGAAAAATTTTATACGGATCAGACTACGATAAGTATAAAAACCAACGCCCAAAAACAAGACGTAGAAGATAAAATATAGGCCATGTTTGACATGGCCTTTTTTATTTGATAAATATATAAGATAAATCACATATTATAGGAGAAAATTATGTCGAGATATAATTCAGATGCTTTAGACGAAGCTTGTGAAGAAATGCTAGGCCATACAAACTGGGCATATGGCAGAAATCCAAATGAGGAAAAGATAGATTGTGTAGTATTTTTTTATAAAGATAACGCTCATACTAAAATTCCATTACCTGAGGATCGTGACGACCATGAGGAAGAAATAGATCGTTTAAAAACTATCATTAAATCAAGAGATAAAATGCTTAATAAAATCAATGCTTGGTTGGTCGATGAGTGTGTTAGACATGATGAATTAGTAAAGCGTGTTGAAAATGGAGAACACGCTATAGATATTTGTGATGATCCTGAGGTGTTTTATGGCCGAAATGAATGTGCTTCAAGTTTATTGCTTCAAATAAAAAAATGGGAGGAAAAGTGATGCCAGTAATGATAAGAACTGTAGAAAATGAGGGAACGTATGAGCGTTCCCACAAACATTTTTTTGATCTTTTAGATTGCAAGTTAATTAAACGTGATTTTGAGGGCAGAACTTGGAGTGAGAAAGTTGCAGTAAATCAAGACGGTAAACAAATTAAAGAAATAGATTTACTTAGATTAATTTATGCTAATTTTAAAGTTTTTAAAAAAGACGGCTATGATGATTTCTTTATGGTTAGAGAATATATTGACGATGATGGTGATTGTCAGCACTCCCCTGAGATTGAAGTTTATATTGATCGAATAGACAATGTAGATGAAAATGATATTAAAGTTTTAAAAAGATGGGGATTTGCATAATGAGTGTACCTTATAGTAAAACTTATGAAAAATGGGCAAAAAAACATTATAGCCAACTAATTGGATATAAAATATGTGCTTTCAAATTAGAGGAATGGTATGAAAATGAATACGTTCCAGTTCTTTTAGTCAAAAAAGGTGATAAAGCTTTTCAAGTAGCTATAAGCCAAGACGAAGAGGGAAATGGTGGAGGTCATCTTTTTATAGAAGATTTTAAAACAGACTAAACTTTACATATAAGAAATATCTGATATATTAAAAACTGAGCATTGTTTGCTCAGTTTTTTTTTATGTTTTAACCATCACACAAAGGAGAAAAATATGAGACATTTAGAAAACGATAGTAGGACTTTAGAGAGTTTGTTAATTGATATCAAAAGTCATAACGATATGAAACAAGACTTTATTGCACCTACAAACCAACTTCAGTTTAAAACCATAGAAAATGACAAAGGCGTTAAAATTAGTCAGATTATTATGGAAGCTGATAGAGGAGAGAAAACTCAAATCTTAAATGCAAACCAAGTATGTTTAGATCAAATTGCAAATAAGATTGAAATCCAAGCCCCAACATTTAGGCGTTTATTAAATGAAGTTCCAGAGGAAACGGACGCCGTTGTTAATGCTTTATTTGAAAAAAATCCAGTTAGGAGAATGATCAGAACTTATGATAATCCTCATGCATTATCTCCATTTAATTATGACCATCATACTGGAATTGCTAGAGCATTTGTTTCTGATAAATTTAAAACTTTTGATAATTCTGATTTATTAGAATCTGCCTTGCCTACACTTGGGGAGTCTGGTGCTTCATGGAAAATTGTTAACTACGCCAACAGCGATAAAAAGCTTTACATTAGATTGAAAAGCGAAGTTATAACAGCTGATGCAGGTGTTAATGATATTATGGCTCATGGGATTGGTATTTCTAACAGCGAAGTTGGTTTTGGTAGTATTTCAGTTTTTGGTATATCTTGGACATTAGCTTGTTTAAATGGAATGCAAACTGAAAATGTAACTAGGAAAGCACATATTACGAGTGCTAGAACTGGAGATCATTATAACATTTTAACCGATGAAACTAAGGACGCCGATAACCACGCCCTGAAGCTTCAATTAAGAGATATAATTTCCTCTTATGGTAGTAGAGAAACATTTGATGAAAATGTTGAGAAAATTAGATTAGCTAAAGAAGATAAAATTGCTGTTGGCAAAAATTATACTGAAGCTGTTGAGGACTTGGGCAAGGTTATGTCTTTATCTAAAAAAGAAACTTCAAGTGTCTTGGATGGTTTATTAAATACCATAGGACAAAGAGGTTATGAACAAGGACAGCCAATATCAAAGGCAACTTTAGTTAATGCTTGCACTAATGTTGGAAATACAGCTGAAGCTGATAACGTAGACTTTTGGCAAAAATTAGGAGGGAAAGTTTTAAACCTTAAATCTAATGATTGGAATAGAGTCGCCTTAGCTTCTTAATAACCCAAATTTAAAACCTACTATAAACGGCGTAATTTGACTTTTACGCCGTTTTTTTTTATTATCCCATAATATCACATATTTTATAGGAGATTGTTAGATATGGCCTTACATAGTGACGCAAGAAAATGCGACTTAAAAAACATTCCCAACGATGTAGTTGAAGCAATGATATTTGTGACAATGGTCATTGATGTTGGGGAGTTTACCGAAAAAAATGTAAAAGATATTTTTTATCGTATTAAAATATCTGAAATGTTTAACGGTAGCCCTTTTTTATATACTGATGCAAAAAATCCAAAATCAGTATTAGCCGATCAAGATTTAATTAAAAAGTTTATTGGTTTAAAAACTAATGTTAGGACGATCAGTTTAAAAAAATGGTTTAGTAATAAAATTAAACAATATGGAGTTTTAAATGCTTAAATTATTTGCTAGTGATTTTGTTTTAGTAAATTCTAAAACAAAAAAACCAATAGAGTCATATGAAATTATTAATCATTATACATCAGTTATAGCTGAATTTAATGAACGTCTGGAATCTGAAAATTGTGAATATATTTCAATGGCTGATTTATCAAAAAAAGAAAAAAATAAATATTTAAAAGCAATAAAAAAAATGGAGGAATTTAATGAAAAAATTTAATTTTCAAAAATGGCTTTCTTTATTGCCAAAACATTTTTTAATTGAACATTGCCACACCGAAAAAGGGACGATTTATTTAATATTAAGACACGAAAAAGATAAATAAAAATTAACAGCCCTAACAGATTAAAACGCCAGCAATTGACTCTGCTGGCGTTTTTTTTTATATTAATGCTTCACACATTTAAAAAGGTAAATTTATGTTAACAACTACGATATATAAAAAAAATATTTTTGAATTAGAAAATTATCAATTCAAAATATTAAAACCCAGTACAAATAAAAAGCTTGGAAAAAAAGTTTTAAAAGGCAAATACAAAGATTATAAATTTGTAACTTTAACACTTGTAGAGCGTGAGACATGCCCAAAAGATTGTTTGCATTGGTCAGATTGTTACGGCAATAATATGCCCTTTGCTCATCGAATAAGTGCAAAAAATGTACAGCTGTTAGAGCAAAGAATATATAACGATTTATTAAATAGTTCTAATCAACTTTTATTAATTCGATTGCATATATTAGGCGATTTTTTTAGCGTCAAATATGTAAAATTCTGGCGTAAAATGTTAAACACTTTCAATAATATTGCTTTATATGGATATACAGCAAATAACATTAAATCATCTATTCCATTATCTAGAGCAATTGCAAAAGAGATAATTAAATTAAATGATAGTGATAATTGTCATATTAGATTTTCTAATGATCTAACCGCTTCATTTAGTGCGAATTCATACGACGTTGTTAAACCTGTTAAAGGCGTATCAATATTATGCCCAGTTCAAGAAAATAAAACCGCTAATTGTGGAACTTGCGGTTTATGTTGGAATCAAAAAGACCAACAAATAATATTTAAAACGCATTAACTTTAACAGCTGTTAGAAGCTTATAGAACGCCGTTAATTATTTACGGCGTTTTTTATGTTTTAAATAGTTAAACACAGCCCAACGGGACGCAAACAGCTGTTTAAAACCTACGGCGTAATATTTACAGCTGTAGAACCTTGAACCGAGAACCGCGAATCAAAAACCTTGGAGAAATTAAAAAGCAATTTGGATAACTTGCCGAGATCCACGAATCAACATCCCGGAAGCTTCGGACGGAACGTAAAATAAAACGGCATCAGGACGCCAAATAAAGAGCCTTGAAGCGTGTAAAATTGTTCAAGAGACTCCAACAAATAAAGGTTAATTTATACGGCTAGAATCAATTATTTTTTACAATTTTTTCACGGCACAGCGGTCTGCGGTACGGCCACAAGGTGCAAGTTTTTCACAAATATTCACATATAATTTGAAATAGCCGTTAACTATATTATAATAAGCGATAAATGGCATAAAATAATATAGCTTAGGGGCCCCTACATGGATGGTAATAGACACGACGAGAGACGCTTAAAACTAGAACTAAGACTAGCTCAGTTAGAGAAGAATGAAGCTTGTAAAAATAACTTTTTATCATTCGTTAAAACCATATGGCCGTCTTTCATTCAAGGGCGTCATCATGAAATCATTGCAGAAAAGTTAGAACGAGTTGCGAATGGGGAACTAAAGAGACTTATTATCAACATGGCACCAAGACACACGAAATCAGAGTTCGCATCCTTTTTGTTTCCGGCATGGATGATGGGCAGAAACCCAAATATGAAAATCATTCAGGCCACACACACGACAGAGCTTGCAGTAAATTTTGGACGTAAGGTGAAAAACCTTTTGGACACGGATGAGTTTCATGAAGTTTTTCCAGAAGTTAAACTTGCAGCTGACAGTAAAGCGTCAGGAAGGTGGGATACAAATAAGGGCGGTATGTATTATGCCGTTGGTGTGGGATCAAACTTAGCTGGTCGTGGTGGTGATCTTGTTATTATCGACGATCCACACTCAGAACAGACTGCGATGAGCAACAACGGTTTTGAAGATGCATGGGATTGGTACACTGGGGGCCCCCGACAGAGACTACAACCCGGTGGCACAATCGTTTTGGTGCAGACCCGGTGGTCCGAAAAGGATTTAACTGGTCAGTTAATGCGTTCTATGGCTAAAGACCCGTTGGCCGATCAGTGGGAAATCGTGGAACTTCCTGCAATATTCGATAACGGTGAGCCGTGTTGGCCCGAATACTGGAGCTTGAAAGATTTGACGGCTGTAAAAGCGTCAATACCTCCGAGCAAATGGAACGCCCAGTATCAGCAGCAGCCAACGGGCGAAGAGAATGCCATCATTAAGCGTGAATGGTGGCAAAGATGGGAAAAAACAAGCGTACCGAACCTGCAATATGTCATTCAGAGTTACGATACGGCTTTCTCAAAGCGTGAAACAGCGGATTTTAGTGCGATTACAACGTGGGGCGTGTTCTATCCAGAAGAAGAAGGCGGTCAACCCGCTCTAATCTTGCTTGATAGCAAAAAAGGACGATGGGATTTTCCAGAATTAAAGGAATTAGCGTTAGAAATGTATAAATATTGGGACCCAGAGACAGTAATCGTTGAAGCTAAGGCGTCAGGGATGCCCTTGACCCACGAATTACGGAACATGGGCATTCCAGTTGTCAATTTTACACCGAGTAAAGGTAACGATAAGGTGTCAAGGGTACATTCTGTGTCCCCGTTGTTTGAAGCTGGGATGGTTTGGGCCCCCGATGAAACTTTTGCAGACGAAATGATAGAAGAGGTTGCAGCTTTTCCAAATGGAGAGTATGATGACCTTGTAGATAGTATGACACAAGCCTTAATGAGGTACCGTCAGGGTAATTTTGTACAGTTACCGAGTGACGATTGGGGCGAAGAGGTTGATTCTGTCAAAGTAAGAGCGTATTATTGAGGGTAAAATGGCTAAATCAGTAGTAAAAAATGCAAATAAAGAAACTATAGAAGAGCTACCAGAAATCGATATTTTTGATCGTTTAATGGAAACAACGGTACAGCCTGAAGTGTTTGATCTAAGAGAAGAACAGTATGAGGGTATGGCACCACCTCTTTATGACGTCGATGTCGATGATATTACTTACCAAGCCCCGACAGAACTACCGATGGAATCAGAAGGCATTCGCTCTATTGGACTAGAAAGTGGAGGTAATGCTGGTATTGAAACTTTGAAACAAACAACTATACAGCTACAAGAGATGCCGCCTGACAGGAACATGACTGTCCTGCAAAGAATGATGAAACAAGCAGGGGCCCCGGCCCAGGACCCACGGCTCTTGGCTCAAGTGTCACAAGTCTTAGGAAGAGATGACTAGCTATTTAGCACAACAGCAAGCCTACAAAGAAGATCCGGAAGCATTTGCGGAAGGGCAATATTTTGGTGCTTCTATGATGCCCGGCACAGGTGAAGCCATAGCGGCTTATGAACTACCGGGTATTTTATCTCTTGGCGGAGGAATGATACAAAGCGGCGATCCTTTAAAAGCTCTTGGTGGAGCTGGACTTATAACTTTGGGCACAGCTGCCACTCTACCAATAGTAGGTCCCGGAGCTAAATTTTTAAAAAAAGGACTTGAAGGTTTTATTCCTTACCTTGGACCAAAACCAGCAGCGGAGGGTGTAGACACTTCTGTTTTAATGTCACAATTTGGTAATGACCCTACAAAATTTGAGCCTAAAGGCAAAGTATCAGACACACAAAAAGCAAGAGAGCTAGGACAAGAAGAGCTGTTCCCTTCAGCTGTGAAAAAAGAAGATCAGAAAGAAGAATTAAGTTTTGCTACAAAAGGTGATGAAACATATAGTTTGGGGCCCGGAAGTTTGTTTAACCCAGAAACAAAACAAGGACGTAAACTTTTAATTGTATCATGCAGTGATAAGAAGTGTCCTGATGATAAAAATATGAAAGCGATAGATAGATATTTGGGGCCTGTCTTTCAGAGTTTAAGAAAGCAAGGCGTTCCAGAAAACGTAGATGTCGCTATTATGTCCGCGAAACACGGACTTATCACAGCAAACACTCCTTTAAAAAACTATAATGAAAAAATGTCTGTGGCTAAAGCACAGGCGTTTAAAAACGATCCTGATCAATTAAACAGGATAAAAAACACAATGACAGGGTATGACGATGTGATTGTGCAAGGCGGATCTTTGTATAAGGATGTTATAAGAGCAGCTGCGGGAGACTTGAAAATCAATGAGATACCGGGCGGCAGGGGCATAGGCGATCAGCGTAAGTCTGTTATAAATGCAATAAAAACACCTTTCAGCAAAATAGACACACCTGTATATCATTACACAAAGAAAGCAAAAGAGGGCTTTACTGAATTTAGATTACCCGACGATGATCCTGATCCTTTATCAGTATTAGGTGTTCATGTTGGATCAACACCAAAGGCAGCGAAAGATAGGTACGTTGCTACTGTTTATGGACCAGCTGTTAAAACTTACTATAGACAAGGTATGGATCTTGATACAGCTATAAAAAAAACAGAAAAAGAATATGGTGCTGATCAAATTATTTATAATCAACCAGGTAAAGATATTAGTCCCGGTAGTGTGCCTTTAAAGGCTGATTTAAGTAAACCATTTTTAAATCCAGAAACAAAAAAACCATTTACAGAAAGTGAGCTTTTTAGGCTTTTAGAAAAGCCTGATGATGTTATGGACACAGTCATTTATGAAAGAACTGTTGATAATGCAAAAGAATTGAGAAAACTTTTATCTAAAAAAGGTTTCACTCATATTCCTTATGTGAATGATTTTGAAGATGCAGGAAACTTATCTTACATCATGCTGGTAGACAGGCCAAAGGGTACCACAAAGGTATTGCAGAGCCCATTCGCTAAAAAAGATCCCTCCGCAGCGGATGATCCAGATATTATGAAGCAGGAAGGCGGCGTGGTTGAAATGAAAGACAAGGCAATCAATATGAACCGTGGCCCACGGGGCATAGGACCTTTTGCACAGTATCTTGAAACTGGAGGTGAGGTTCAGCCAGAAAGAAATATATTTGAAGAGCAAGCTCCAAAAATAGTCCCTGCCAAAACAGAGGCAGAGGCTCTATCAGAACTTGCTGACCAAGAAATGGGTTTAGAATTAATTAACAGAGTAGGCTCCGATCCACTGGCTTATAAAATGATGCAAGCTGGTTTAAGAGATAATAGAACATTGTCTGATTTTTTAACAATATATCCAACAGTTACGGACGACATGACCGAAAAACAAAGAAAGGATTCTTTAACAGAACAGATAAGAGGCCTCGGACTTGCTCAAGGTATGTATTTTCCTTTGGATAATATGGTAGTAGTAGCCCCAATGAACGTAGCAGATGATTATTTTCAAAGTCCTACTGACATGATAATTATGCACGAAATTTTGCACAAGGGAGCAGAGACTTTAAAAAAAGATCCTAACGTAAATATAAAATCTTTAAGAGAAAAGTTAGACACAGATGACTATGCAAACATAGGTGATGAAACAAAACCGGGTCGTGCTGAACATAGATACATTCAAGCTATAGTTAACAAAGCTTATGTAGATAATATGCTAACACAGTCTTCAATTTACGCTAACAGAGCTATTAATGAGGCTCGAAAAATTTTAAATGATCCAAAATCTGATGATTTTAAAAAAGAGCTTGCAGAAGATGCGATAAAATTTGAATCTAAATATGTAGAGAGAAATCAAAAGAGAGCTTTATTAAAAGAAATTAGACGATCTACAGACTTTTACATGGAACAATCAGGTAAAGATAAATTTAAACAATCAATGAATAAAATGTTTCCGAACAAAGGTTTATTTGATGAGGACGCAGAGGATGTAGAAAATAATTTTACATTAAAAGAATTAAAACAAATATTTAATTTACTCAACACGACGATGTTGGACCAACCAGGCACTAAAGAATTTGCTTTAGAAATGTCAAAGTCAGCTCCGGCTGGAGCATCAATCAAAGGTTATTCAGATCTTTTTCCTACTCAGTTTGCAGATCCAACCAAACCTTATTTCAACGAAGAAAGAAAAAGAACATATGACTTAGAAGGAATTGAGGACCCAAGCTATATTCAAGTGATGAGTGCAAGAAGTAAATATTTAGAAAAAATGAGAAAAGATAGAGAAAAACAAAATAAGGCTAAAGGCGGCGTAGTTGAAATGAAAGATAAAGCTGTTAATATGTACAGAGGTACACAAGGTATTGAACCTTTTATCAAATATATGGTATAGTTCTCGGAAGGAGACTTAGATGGCAGATAAACCAAGCATGGTGGACAAAGTTCCAACTCAACTTGATGAACAAGAACTGAAAGCTGAAATGGATGTTGAAATTCCTGAAGCAATGGACATTGACGAAATACCAGACAATGTAGAGATTATGGAAGAAGAAGACGGCAGCGTAGTCGTTGATTTTGACCCTCGTGAAGATAAGGGTATGGACGGTGACTTTTATGCTAACTTAGCAGAAGATATGTCCGATGAAGAGCTTGGCCGTTTGTCAGGTGAGTTAACATCAGAATTTGAAGAAAACAAAAGCAGTAGACAGGAGTGGGAAGATGCCTTTGCCAATGGTCTTGAATTACTCGGATTTAGTTACGAAGAAAGATCCCAACCCTTTAGGGGTGCCAGCGGAGTTACGCACCCATTACTTGCAGAGTCCGCTACACAGTTTCAAGCACAAGCTTTCAATGAGCTCCTTCCACCGGGCGGTCCAGTTAGAACTCTTGTTATGGGATCAAGCACACCAGAAAAAGAAGATCAGGCTCAAAGAGTAAAAGAATTTATGAATTACTACATAACTTCGGTTATGGAGGAATATACACCTGAATTTGATCAAATGCTGTTCTATTTGCCCCTTGCAGGGTCAACCTTCAAAAAAGTTTACTATGATGAGAACTTAGACAGAGCTGTCAGCAAGTTTATACCAGCTGAAGACTTAGTTGTGCCATATAGCACATCTGATCTAGAGACCTGTCCTAATATTACTCATGTTGTCAAAATGAGCTTGAATGACCTTAGAAAGAGGCAATTATCGGGCTTTTATAAGGATATACCTGTTATTCCAGCACAAGGCGAGACTTCTTCTGTCAAAGAGGAGCTGGAACGTATAGACGGTATGTATGCATCAAATATTGATTATGATTGTACTTTACTTGAGTGTCATGTGGATTTAGATCTTGAAGGCTTTGAAGAACAAGACGAAGAGGGTGAAGCAACGGGAATCAAAGTACCTTATGTAGTCACTATATCTCAGGACAACGGACAGATACTATCAATACGCAGAAATTATAAAGAAGACGACGAGAAAAAGAAAAAGATACAATATTTTGTACATTACAAGTTTTTACCGGGGTTCGGGTTCTACGGACTAGGGTTAATCCATACAATAGGCGGACTATCCAGAACAGCAACAGCTGCACTAAGACAGTTGATTGATGCAGGTACGCTATCGAACTTACCAGCAGGATTTAAGGCCCGCGGCCTACGGATCAGGGACGATGATGAACCGTTACAGCCCGGAGAGTTTAGAGACGTCGATGCACCGGGCGGGGATATCAAAGCTAGTCTTATGTCTTTACCATTCAAGGGTCCAGACCAGACATTAATGGCATTGTTGGGGTTCGTAGTTGACGCTGGACGGCGATTCGCAACAATTACAGACATGAAAGTAGGCGATGGTAATCAACAGGCGGCGGTCGGTACTACGATTGCTATGTTGGAACAAGGCTCACGGGTCATGTCAGCTGTTCACAAAAGATTGCACTACGCGATGAGATTAGAGTTTAAATTACTTTCTAACGTCATGGCTGAGTTTTTACCAGACAGTTATCCTTATACTATTGCAGGCGTGGATAGTTCAGTGAAGTCAGAGGACTTTGATGAAAGGGTCGATGTGCTACCTGTATCTAATCCTAACATCTTTTCACAGGCACAGAGGATTGCATTGGCACAGACCAAAATGCAGATGGCCACAGCGGCACCTGAGATGCACAATATGTACGAGGTGTTTAGAGATATGTATGAGGCATTGGGTGTAAGAGATATTGACAGAATACTGAAAAGAACACCTGAGCCAGAAGCAGAGCCAAAAGACCCTGCATCAGAAAACATAGATGCTTTAGATATGTTACCGATGGTGGCTTTTGAAGGTCAAGATCATGAGGCCCACATCATGTCTCACATGGTTTTTGGATCAACGCCGCTTGTAGCAGGCACACCGCAGATTGCTGTGTCTTTACAGAAGCATATTATGGACCATGTAAGAATTAGTGCCAGAGAGAAAGCAGCTGTAGAGATGATACAAAGCAGTGGTGGTCAGGCCTTATCAGAAGAGCAGATGCTTGATGTAGAAGCTAAGACGGCACAATATGTTGCAGAGGGCATGACAGCCTTGAAACAATTAAGTGCTCAGTTATCAGCACCAGGACCTGATCCGTTAGTACAATTAAAAGAAAAGGAGCTACAAGTTAGAGCACAAGCTGAAGAGAACGATGCACAGATTGATGCGGCTAAACTAGGCCTTGAGCAACAGAAGGTACAGCAAAGAAGCGATCAGTTTGATAAACGACTTGATAGTCAAGAAAGACAGACTGCTGCTAGAATTAATGCAGCTGAAAGGCGTGAAATGATGAAACAACAAAAAGGAGGTCAGTAATGACAAAAGAAGAAAAAGAATTAAGAGAAGAGTTTTTTGACGGTCCCGCTTCAGACAGCATGAGCTTTGAGCAATTTCTTATTCAAAAAGGTCGTGGTGATTTAGTCAAGCCTATGAAGATGGCAGACGGCGGGGCAGTTGAACTTGTTCGTGGTGATCCCAACTATTACAAAGACTTATTATGAGTAATGAAGAATGGGTTTATCTTATTCTGGGGTTTTGGAGCTATAGCTTTTTAGCAGGGTTTTATTTTGGTTAGTAGACAAAAAAAACTACAGAAACAATCCATCTATGCTGAGTATGACGAAGATGGTGATGGTATAGTTTCTGACGAAGAGCTAAGTCATGTTGCAGATATTAAAAAACTTGAGCACGATCTTAGGAAGCAAAGAGCTCAAAGGCGGATGGCAACTGCCAGTTTGGTTGCTATGGCTACTTTTACTGCTGCAATGTTCTTTGTCGATCTCGAAAGAGTTAAAGCACTTGCCGATATTAGTAATCTTTTCTATCTCACTGGTGGTGGCATTGTGTCTGTATATATGGGTGCATCGGCTATAATGAATAGAAATGGAAAATGAAGCCTGCCTTTCTGCTTATGTGTTATTTGGCGGGTAATCCAGCGGGCACCTTGCATTTTCAGTCAGTCAAGACAGCAGACTATTTTAAGTCCTATCTTGACAACCAGACTGTAAGGATTGGTGACGACACGAAAAAATATGACTGTTTCGTAAAGTTGGTAAAAGTAAACAAAGAAATGAGGTTATGGTAATGATACAAGCATTAATAGGTCCAGCAACAAAGTTGCTTGGAAAATTTATAGAAGATAAAGATCAAAAGAACAAATTGGCACACGACTTGGCAACGCTTGCCTCTCGTCATGCTCAGGAGCTGGCGAAGGGTCAAATTGCAGCTAACGCCGAACAAGCGAAGCACCCTTCAATATTCGTAGCCGGGGCCCGCCCCGCCATAATGTGGATATGTGCTCTCGGCCTACTGACGCAATTTTTTATTATGCCCATTGCAGAATGGGCGACAGCGATATGGATGCCAGACATAACTTTGCCTAGTTTAAAGACAGGTGAACTTATGACCTTGACCCTTTCATTACTAGGACTCGGGGGAATGAGATCCTATGAGAAGTCAAAAGGTGTGGCAAGAGAGAACATGAAAAAATGACTAATAAATTATGTATAAGGTGTAAGGTTGCATTGAAAAAAATAGAACTAAAAGACGTTTATCAATGTCCCATGTGTTTTACTGTGACAGAATTACCACAAGATCAAACAATAGTTGAACAAGAAGACTAAATCTGTTATTTTATATAAGAAAATATAAGACAAAATAGGAAGTTATAAGTTAATTATGTCAAAAAGTGAGATTTATCTTGCAGAAGCTGTTTTTCGTATTATAAATGAAAGAAAGAAACAAATTTCTGAGGCTTTGTTGTACGACAGTGTAAAAAATATGGAGCAATATCGACAGCTCATGGGTGAAAGAAAAGGTTTAGAGTTTGTTGATGATGAACTTAAAAGTTTACTGGACCGTCAGGAGAAAGACGATGAATGATACAGCATTAGATAAAATGTATGTAGAGCCTAAAGATAGGGTCCTAGACCCGAGTTTAGCAGATCAGAGCCTAATAGACCGGATGCCAAGTCCTACGGGCTGGAGGCTACTTATTTTGCCTTACAGGGGCAAAGGAAAGACAGAAGGTGGTTTATACCTACCCGATAAGGTTGTAGAAGATAATCAAATATCAACTCAAGTTGGTTTTGTACTTAAAATGGGTCCTATGGCTTACAAAGACCCAGAAAAGTTTCCAAGCGGTCCTTGGTGTGCAGAAAAAGATTGGGTGATGTTCGCAAGGTACGCAGGATCAAGGTTTAAAATAGATGGTGGTGAAGTTAGAATACTGAACGACGATGAGATTTTAGCCAAAATACAAGAACCTGAAGATATTTTACATTTTTAAGAGGAACATATGAACCAGCCAAAAAAAGAAGAACAATTAGATTTAGAGATTGATGAACAGCAAGAGGAGGCTCAAGATGTTGAAATCCCTGTCCAAGACCAAGCTGAAAATGTTGAGACTACAGTGGTACAAGAAGGTGAACCAGCTCAAGACCAGTTTGAAGAAGCTAAAAACAAAACTGAAAAGCGTATTAACAGGCTTACTAAAAAAATGCGGGATCATGAAAAAAACGCAGACGAAGCCCTTAAGTTCGCCCAGCAAAAGGAAAAAGAAAACCAAGAGTTAAGAGACCGTCTTAACAAAATGGACACCAGTTATTTGAGTGAATATACTGGTAGAGTAGATAGTCAGATGGCTCAAGCAGAAGCTACCCTCAAAGCAGCTATGGAGCTCGGAGATACAGAATCTGCGGTTGCTGCTCAAAAACAAATTAGTCAATTAGCAGTCCAAGCTGACAGAGCAAGCCAAGCAAGAGCTGCTCAAGAGAAAAAAGTAGAGCAGGCTAAAGCACAGCCTCAAGCTCAGGTGCAACCTCAGGCTCAACAACCTGTTGCTCCGCCGCCACCAGACCCAAAAGCTCAGGCTTGGGCTGAGAGAAACGATTGGTTTGGTAACGATAGTGCCATGACTTATGCTGCTTTTGGTATACACAAAGAATTAGTAGAACAAGATGGTGTTGACCCGAAGACCGATGAATACTATACTGAATTAGACAGACGTATGAGTGAAGAGTTTCCTCATAAGTTTGCTGATAAGACGCAAAGCAAAAAACCCGTCCAGAACGTAGCTTCCGCGTCAAGATCAAGTTCTGGACGTAGTAGTGGGAAGAAATCTGTCAAGCTTACAGCAAGACAGGTTGCGTTAGCAAAAAAACTAGGCGTTCCTTTAGAAGAGTACGCAAAATATGTGAAGGAGTAATTGATTATGGATAAACAAAACGAAATGTTTGAGAAACCTATTTCGAGGTCTCCTAGAACATCTAATACAAGAGAAAAGACAGCTGCAAGAAAACCGTGGGCTCCACCATCTATGTTGGATGCACCTCCTGCACCTGAAGGCTTTAAACATCGCTGGATAAGAGCGGAAACCAGAGGTTTCGATGACACAAAGAACATCTCTGCAAAAATGCGAGAAGGTTGGGAACTCGTAAGAAAAGATGAATATCCAGATTTTGAAGCACCCGTAGTGGAGTCAGGTAAGTATGAAGGTATATTTGGGGTCGGTGGATTAATTTTAGCTCGCATACCTCTTGAAACAGTAGCAGAGAGAACAGCTTATTTTAATGAAAGAAGCTCAGATCAAATGCAGGCTGTGGATCAAGATATGATGAGAGAAAATGCCCATTCTACTATGACAATTAGTAGACCAGATCGTCAATCTCGCGTAAGTTTCGGAGGGAAAAAATCTTAACTTTAATCTTTAACGGAGACTTAAATGGCTAATAATTTAACAGGTGGCTATGGTTTACGTCCAATAGGTTTAACAGGTTCTGCCGCGAACACTACTGGTACAACACAGTACGAAATTGCGTCAAACAACACAAATGCTATTTTTCAAGGTGGCATTGTTATTCCTACTGCGGCGGGAGTTATAGACATCACCGACCAAGCGGTCAGCCCGTTAGGCGTTTTTTATGGTGTTGAATATGTCGACTCAGGCACAAAGAAAACAACATTTAAAAATTTCTGGCCGGGATCAAATAATGTCAGTGTTGATACAAACTTTCCTATTAAGGCGTTTGTATACGATAACCCTATGCAGCTCTTTACTGTAGTTGCAGACGGAACCAACACAAATAGAGCGACAGCTTTAGCGGATGTTTTTGCAAATGCGACTATGGCAAGTGTAAATAGTGGTAGTACCAATACTGGTCAATCCACAGATATGCTTGACATTTCAACAGCTGCAACAACAGGCACTTTAGATGTCAGAATAGTAGGGTTGTATGAAGATGAAGGTAATACCGATTACTCAGCAGTGGGTCATCAGTATATCGTACGTCTTCTAGGACACTTTAACTCAGGCTTTGCAGCTGCTGTTAATACAGCAGACAATGCAGGTATATAAGGAGAATAGAGTATGGCTATATCAAGAGCACAATTAGCTAAAGAGCTAGAGCCTGGTCTTAACGCCTTATTTGGGCTTGAGTACGACAGGTATGAAAACGAACACGCAGAAATATTTGATGAAGAATCATCAGATAGAGCGTTTGAAGAAGAAGTGATGTTAGCAGGCTTTTCAACTGCACCGACTAAATCAGAAGGTGGAGCTGTGAGCTTTGATGATGCACAAGAAACATTTACTGCAAGATATACACATGAGACTATTGCTCTTGCTTTCTCAATAACTGAGGAAGCTATAGAGGATAATCTTTATGATAGACTTGCAAGTAGATACACCAAAGCATTAGCTAGATCTATGGCACAAACCAAACAGATCAAAGCTGCTGCTATTCTAAACAATGCGTTTAGTACAAGCAGTGCAATTGGTGATGGTGCTGCATTAGCATCTGCTTCTCACCCAACCATCAACGGAAATCAAAGCAACATTTTATCAGTAGCTTCTGACTTAAATGAGACATCACTTGAGCAGGCATTGATTGATATTGCTGGTTTTAAAGATGAAAGGGGCTTAAAAATTGCTGTAAGAGGCACAAAACTTATAATTCCAAAAGAATTACAGTTTATTGCTGAAAGAATTATGAACAGTAATTTAAGAGTTGGAACTTCAGACAACGATGCAAACGCAATGAAAAATATGGGTATGTTACCAGAGGGAGCGGTTGTAAACCACTTCTTAACAGACACAGATGCGTTTTTTATCAAGACTGATGCACCAAACGGTTTTAAATATTTTAATCGTTCACCTATCAAAACAGCTATGGAAGGCGATTTTGATACAGGTAACATGAGATTTAAGGCCAGAGAGCGTTACAGCTTTGGTGTCTCTGACTGGAGATGTGTATTCGCAACTCCTGGAGCATAAAATTGCGACATTTTTTAAAAGGGGTCTTTTCAGGCCCCTTTTTTTATGTATAATATAATTACCTTGACGAAGAATTAACTTCGACAATAGCCACGACAAGGAGACACATATGGCTAACTCAACTTTCTCAGGTCCATTGAGATCTGAAAGCACAATCAAAACTGTAAGTAAAAATGCTTCTACAGGAGCAATCACAGAAGTAATCACAATGGGCGATGCACCTGTTGCATTAGGGGATGAGGACAAAACACTTGATAATGCGACACATAGCGGTAGAGTTTTGGCAGTTCCAGCACTTGGATCTAACAGAACAATAACATTACCAGCACCAGTTGCAGGAGCTACTTTTAAATTTATTTACGCAGGTGCCGCTGAAGAGGCAGAAAATTTAATAATAGTCACTCCTGGAAACTCAAACTTTTTCTTAGGTAATGTTCAGCATTTAGACACAAACGCAGACAATGTAGGCGTTTACGCAAATGGTAGTTCTAATTCAAAGTTAACTTTGACAGACTTTGGTAGCATGGAAATAAATATAGTAGGTAAAGATAGTACGAATTACTATATTTGGGGTAACGTAGTTTCTGAAGACGCTCCAGCTTTTGCTGATCAATAATAGGAGGCTCTAATGGCAGGCTCTGACGTAAAAGCAAAAAGGATTACTGGAACAGGTTCATTAGCTGTGGGACCTGCTCGAATAAGACAAATACAATTAAAAACTGCATCTGGAACGCCACGGCTTACTGTTACTGATGCAAGTGGCGGTGCTACAGTTCTTGATTTAGATTTTAATGCTTCAGACACTCATTCTGTTAATATTCCTGCGGAGGGAATAAAGGTTAGTGACATATTTGTTAGCACATTGACTAACATCACAGCCGCAACTTTTTTCTTTAACTAGGATAAACATGACTAGGAAAAGGGACAAACAACCACCTAGAACAAAAAAATATTACCGCTCCACTAAAAGTGGGGCGGGCATGACATCAGCTGGTGTGGCTAAATACAGACGTGATAATCCGGGCAGTAAGTTAAAAACTGCCGTAACAGGTAAAGTTAAAAAGGGATCTACTGCTGCAAAAAGAAGAAAATCATATTGTGCAAGAAGTGCAGGACAAATGAAGAAGTTTCCAAAAGCAGCAAAAAACCCTAATAGTAGATTAAGACAAGCAAGAAGAAGATGGAAGTGTTGATGGCAACAAAAAGAGAAAAAGATTTTTTACATAATTTAGACAAAAGAATGTCTGTGCTTGAAGAGGTAATAAAAAGATTAGAAAGCAATCATCTTACACACTTACAGGCACAAATAGATAAAATTGATAGGCGTGTGTGGATGCTAATTGCAGGTGTAGTTATACAACTTGTATCTATTGTATTTATTTTTGTAGGAGGTAGATAATGGCCTTAGTAGGTTCACGAAAAAGAAAAGTAAAAAAAGTAATCAAAGGTTTAAACAAAGCGTCTAAATTACACGCTTCGCAAGCTAAAAGTTTAAAAAGTGTTTTGAAAAATGGCACCAAAAAGAAAAAAAGATCCTAAAGTTGGAACAGGAAAAAAGCCGAAAGGTTCTGGTAGACGCTTATATACGGACGAAAACCCTAAGGACACGGTTAGTATTAAATTTACTACGCCGTCGGATGCCAGAGCAACTGTTGCCAAGGTTAAAAAAATCAATAAACCATTTGCAAGAAAGATACAAATACTTACAGTCGGTGAGCAAAGAGCAAAAGTAATGGGGAAAACTCAAGTTGCAAATATATTCAAAAAAGGTAAAGATAGTATTAGAAAACAAAGGAGCACAGCATGACCGTTGTTAGAACTGGACCCAAACCGGGTAAACAAAAGGTAACATATTTTAAAAAAGGCGGTGCCGCAAAAAGTAGAGGCAGTAAAATTTGTCCTGCTGGCAAGGCATGGGCTAAAAGAACTTTTGACACATACCCATCAGCTTATGCAAATATGGCGGCATCCAAATATTGTAAGGACCCTAATTATGCAAAAGGGGCTAAAGGTAAAAAGTAATGGGTGCTCTTAAAGATTGGGTAAAACAAGATTGGGTGCGAATCGGCACTGACGGTAAGATTAAGGGCAAATGTGGTACCTCGAAAGATAAAAAAAATCCAGACAGATGTTTACCAAGATCCAAAGCAAATAGCTTGTCACAAGCAGAACGAGCTTCTACGGCAAGAAAAAAGAAAAAAGCAGGTGCAAAAGGTAAAACAGTTGTAGGTAATACACCAGCTGCTAAAGTAAGAAAAATGAGTTCTGGAGGTGCAATACCTAGCACAAAAGCAAAAAGACCCTTTAAAGGTAAAGTAAAAACAGGTAGTGTAGTAGCTAGAGGTTGTGGCATTGTCATGGCTAATAGAAGAAAACAAACAAAAGGTTCAGTAAGTCGTACATAAATAAAGGAGGTACAAATGGCTATGAAAAAAAAAGGTTTTGCAAAAAAAATGACTAAAGGCGGTTCTGTCGTTAGAGGTGCTACAAAAATGAAAAAAGGTGGTGCCGTTAAAAAAATGATGGGCGGAGGTGCTGCGGGCATGAAGAAAAAAGGTTTCGCTAAAATGAAGGGTGGCGGTGCAGCCGGTATGAAAAAGAAAGGTTACGCCAAAGGCGGTGCTGCGGGCATGAGAAAAAAAGGTTTTGCCAAAGGCGGTGCTATTAAGAAGATGAGAAGAGGCGGCCGAGCATAAGTGCCTTATCTTCAAAGTAACATCCCGCATTTTAAATGCTGGGTGAGAAGAGAGTATACGCACAATCACGAAAAATATCATGGTGAATTTATTCATGCTATGGCTATTGCAGTTACTACCGTGCCGGATAGATGTTTAAGTTTTCAAATGATTTTCACAGGTTGTGAGTCTGATTTTGATGAAAGTCAAAATATAAACGGTGGGGCTATGTGGGCTCGTATGCCGATTACAGCTCTAGTTGCAGATACTCCTTTGGACAATTGGCCAGAGCCTATGCCTGTTCATTTAGTCCAACCTTGGGATTGTAGTTCTCATCATCATTCGATAGTAAAACTAGACCGAGTAAGCTCAAGTCCTTGGAAATGTAAGATTGATGGTAAGTTTTACACAGGTAAATACCTTTTTACTGTAGATTATACAGAATCAGACATAGCTGATGATCCTGCTCAACATAAACAAAGTCATGTAATAGAATTAACTGATGCTGGTAAATGGACTGGAAATATAGTAGCATTACCTAATAATAGGGTTCGTGCAACGAGTCCTGCATTATGGGAAACTGGTGAAGGTGCTCCTGATTTCAAACCAAGCCAGTGGATTCATAATGCAGAATGTGATAATAGTTATATGGACCCAAGTGTTACGTTTGATAATTTGTATAAGGATTAAATATGGCAACTTCTAATTCAACAGACTTCGAGCTAGATGTAGCTGAATACATTGAAGAAGCTTTTGAGCGGTGTGGCTTAGAAGTTAGGACAGGGTATGATTTAAAAACAGCAAGACGCTCCATGAATTTAATGCTAGCGGAGTGGGCAAACAGAGGTCTTAATCAATGGACTATTGAACAACGCACACAAACAGTCACAGCTGATGATGTTGATTATTCCTTAGGTACTGATGTTATAGATATTCTATCAGCCGTGGTAAGAAGAAGTGGCACAGATTTTAGTTTAAGTAGAATTAGTAGAGATAGCTATTTATCAATACCTAATAAAACTACAACAGGACGTCCAACACAGTTTTTTTTAGATAGACAGATTACACCTAATTTAAAAATATGGCCTGCTCCTGAAAATAGCACTGATGTAATTCATTATGATGCTTTAACACGAATACAGGACGCAGATGGTTCGGTAAACACTTTAGAGGTACCTTTTAGATTTTACCCTTGTTTGACAGCTGGTTTAGCTTATTACATTTCTTTGAAAAAAAATCCTAACTTAACACAAATGTTAAAAGCGATTTATGAAGAAGAATTTGAAAGAGCTATGGGCGAGGATAGAGACCGATCAAGTTTTACAGTTACTCCTGAATACAGTTATCTGAGGAGTAATTAATGGGTAGATTTGCTACAGGCAAACACGCTTACGGCATCTCAGACCGTTCAGGTATGAGATATAAATTAAGAGATATGAAATTTGAGTGGAATGGATCTTTAGTAGGTCCAGATGAGTTTGAGCCAAAGCACCCTCAACTAGGTCCTTTTCATGTGCCCTCTGACGGTCAAGCAATTAAAAACGCAAGGCCCGCAAGAACAGAAAATCCGATTGAACGATTATTAAATCCAGACTCTTTTCTTTCAGGATCGTCAGGTTCAGCTGTAATAACTGTCACAGAACCAAGTCATGGCAGAACAACAGGAGATACCGTCAGATTTAAAAAGGTAAATGGGTTTGACGGATTTACACCATCTGTTTTGACACAGTCTATTGGGTATAGTATAACTGTAGTAACAACAGACACCTACACTTTTAGTGCTAATGGTCAAACAGCAACAACTGGAGGCTTAAAAGGTGGCGGTGTTGATGCAACGGCAGGACCAGTGAGTGTGACACCATGAGTTTTACATACGCACAATTAAAGACAGCAATACAAGATTACACAGACAATGCTGAGACTACTTTTGTAAATCATTTAAATGACTTTATAAAAGCATCAGAAGAAAAGTTGCTAAAGTCTGTAGATCTTGATTATTTTAGAAAAAATGTAACAAGCACATTAACTTCTTCAGATCAGTTTTTAACAGTTCCAGATGATTATTTAGCATCTTTTTCGTTACAAATCACTGCTTCTGGATCAGAAAGTTTTCTTTTGCAAAAAGATGTAAATTATTTAAGAGAATATACGCCAGCTGCTTCAACAACTGGATTACCTAAATACTATGCTAGATTTGATGAAAACAATTTTATATTGGGACCGACCCCGGACAGCAATTATACTATTGAATTACATTATTTTTACAGGCCTGCTAGTTTAACTGCTGGAGCAGATAGTGGGACAACTTGGTTAAGCACAAATGCACCATATGCTTTACTTTACGGATCTCTTATAGAAGCGTATACTTTTATGAAAGGTGAGGCCGATGTTATACAAAATTACACAAATTTGTATATGCAGTATTTAGAAAGAGTTAAAGATCTTGGAGAAGCTAGAGAAAACACAGATGGATATAGAGTTGGTCTACCATCAAGACCGAGAACATAGGAGTAGAACATGGCAACAGCAAACGCAGCAACCACCTTTTTAGAGAATAGACTTTTAAGTTTAATCTTTAAAAATAATGCAGCATCATTTAGTACACCTGGAGATAACATCTTTGTTGGATTAGCTACGGCAGTATCTAACTTTAATGATACAACAGGTGAATCTGGAGATCCCACGATAACAGAAGCAACTTTTACTAATTATGCAAGACAGCAAGTCGCAGCCTCTGGCTGGACATTAACCGCAGAATCTGCAAACACGCAAAGCTGTAC